TCGATGGTCGCCTACACCGGCGGCCCGATGAAGCTAAGCGGCTGGTTCGACCCGGTGGTGGTCGACCTAACCGGCCTCCGCGCCGCCGGCGAGGAGATCCCGGCGCTGTTGGCCCACGACCGCCGGGCGATCGTCGGCCACGGCACGCCGGAGATCACCGCGCAGCGGGTGAAGATGGCGGGGGTCGTTTCCGGCGGCGGGGTGGCCGCCGAAGAGGTGCGCGTCTCGGCCCGCCGCGGGTTTCCCTGGCGGGCCTCGATCGGCGCGGAGCCCCAAAAGGCCGAGTACGTCGACCGCGGCGCCACGGCCAAGGCCAACGGCCGGGTCTTCAAGGGCCCGGTGGTGATCATCCGCGCCGCGGAACTCAAGGAAATCAGTTTTGTCCCGATCGCCGCCGACGGCCGCACCCGTGCGGCGGTGGCGGCTTCCCAACCCCGGAGGACCGAGAACATGGACCCGGAACTGAGAAAGTGGCTCGAGGCGAAGGGCTTTTCCCCCGACGAGCTCAGCGACGAGCAGCTTGCCCCGCTGGAGGCCCAATGGAAGGCCGAGCAGGCCGACCCCGGCGACGGCGACGTGGAACGTAGCGCGCCCCCCTCGGGCCGCAGCGCGCCGAAAAACACGCCGCCACCGCTTCCCGTGGAGGCTGCCGGCGACGGCGGCAGCGTGCCGCTCGAGGGCGACCTGGCCGACTACCGCCGGCGGCTGGCCGCGGAGACCCGCCGGGCGAGCGACGTGCAGGCGGCGGCCGCCGCCTACTCCGGGCGGATCGAGCCGAAGAAGCTGGCCACGATCCAGGCCTCCGCGATCGAGGAGGGCTGGAGCGAGGACAAGCTAGAGCTGGAGCTGATGCGCTCCGCCCGGCCGACCGGCCCGGCGGTGCACGCCCAGGACCCGGGCGAGCTCTCCGAGCGGGTCGTCGAAGCGGCTGCGTGCCAGACGCTCGGCCTGGAGGCGGTCGAAAAGGAGTTCGACGAGAAGACCCTCGAGGCGGCCGACCGCCGCTTTCACCGCGAGCTGGGCTTGCAGGAGCTATTCCTCTTGGCCGCCGCCCGGAACGGCTACCGCGGCCGGCAGCGGATCACCAACGGCAACGTCCGCGAGGTGCTCCGCTACGCGATGCCGGAGCGGCCGATCGAGGCGGCCGGCGAGTGGACCGGCTTCTCGCTCTCGGGGATCCTCGGGGCGACGGCCAACAAGTTTCTCTTGGAGGCCTTCTACTACGTCGAGTCGACCTGGCGGCGGATCGCCCGGATCGGCAGCGTCGGCAACTTCCACACCCACACCCACTACCGCCTTACTGGCGATTTCAGCTACGAGAAGCTGGGGCCGAACGGGGAGATCCAGCACGCCACCGCCGACGAGGACAGCTACACGATCAGCGCCGACACCTACGCCCGGATGATGGGCATCGACCGCCGCGACCTGATCAACGACGACCTGGGGGCCCTCTCTGCCGTGCCCCGGAAGCTCGGCCGCGGGGCGGCGCTGAAGATCAACAAGGTCTTCTGGACGGCGCTGTTGGCCAACACCGGCAACTTTTTCCACGCCAACAACTCCAACTACGTCGCCGGGGCGGCCTACGCGCTATCCAGCGCCGGGCTCAAGAAGGCCGTGGAGACCTTCCGCAAGATGACCGACGCCGACGGCGACCCGATCGGCGTGAACCCGCGGCTGGTGCTCTGCCCGCCGGAGGTCGAGGAGACCGCCTGGGAGTTGTACAAGAGCACCAACCTCGTGGGCGACTCGACCGGCAAGAACGCCGCGAAGAACATCTACGCCGGGCGCTATGAGCCGGTCGTCTCGGCGTACCTAAGCAACACGGCCTACACCGGCTACTCGACGACGGCCTGGTATCTGCTGGCCGATCCCCGCGACGTGGCGGTGATCGAGCTGGTGTTTCTCAACGGCCAGCAGCGCCCCGTCGTCGAAAGCGCCGAGGCCGACTTCAACGTCTTGGGCGTGCTCTACCGCGGCTACCTCGACTTCGGCGTCGCGCTGGCCGACGAGGAGGGCGGCGTCAAAATGAAGGGCGCCGCGTGACCGTGACAAGCTGACGGGGTGACGGGGTGACCGTCGCCCCCGGCCCGTCCACCTCCAGCAAAACCAAACCGAGGAGCAATTTTCGATGGCAACTCCAAGCGTAAGACTCGACCGCGGCGAGGCCCTGCCGCTGGCCTACACGCCGGGCGCGGCCGTCACGGCCGGCGACGTCGTCGTGCAGGGCGACCTGATCGCCGTGGCGCCGCGGGACATCGCCGCCAGCGTGCTGGGCAACCTGCTGATCGTCGGCCCCCTGGCCGTGTTCATCTTCCCGAAGGAGACGGGCACCGGAACGGCGCTGACCGTCGGGACGGTCGTCTACTGGGACGCCGCCAACGAGGTGGTCACGACCACCGCGGGGGCGAACAAGAAGCTCGGCAAGGTCTACGAGGCCGCCGCGGCGAGCGCCTCGAGCGTCAAGATCAACGGCATCGCCGACGTGACCTGAGCGAACGTGACGGGGCGAGTGGGTGACGGGGTGACTCGCCCCCCGTCACCCCCAGCCCCGAACCCCTAGCCCCCGACCCCCGCGATGGCCAACCTGTTAAAAACCGCCGGCGAGTGGCTCGGCGCGCAGTTCAACGAGCACGCGGCGACCGACGTCACCTACAAGCGGGGCACCGCTTCGGCCTCGGTGACGGCGCACAAGGGCCGCTGTCAGTTGAACGTCGGCGGCGAGGTGATCCGGCTGGGCACCGAGTGGCGGGACTGGTTTATCGACTACGACGACCTGGTCCTCACCGGCCACGGCCGGACGCTGCCGGAGGAGGGCGACCTGATCGAGGAACTCGACGGCTCGGTGATCTACGTCTACGAGGTAATGATCCCCGCTGCGGGCGATCGCCACTACGACTGGACCAGCGCCGACCGCCGCCGGCTGCGAGTGCACACCAAGCAAATCAAGACCCGCTAACCCCCTGGCTCCCTCATGGCCCACGTCGGCGTCGCCATCGCCGAGGCCGTCAAGGCCGACTTGAACGCCGAGAGCTTCTCGCAGAGTTTCACGGCCACGCGGGAGTACCTGCCCCGCTACGGCCCGGGCGACCTGCAGACGCTCCGCGTCGTCGTCGTGCCGGCCGGCTGGTCGAGCGACCTGGCCGACCGGGGCCGCGTGCGGATCCGCGACTGGGGCGTCGACGTGGCGGTCGTCAAGAAGCTCGACCCCTCGGACAACGCGGCGGTCGACCCGCTGATGGCGCTTTTGGACGAGATCGTCGACCGCTACGAGCAGCAGGAGTCGCTCGCGACCTACACCGCCGGGACGGCGCGGCTGGTGAAGGCCGAGGCCTACCCGGCCGCCCCGGCCGGCTACGTCCCCGAAGAGATGGAGGCGGGGCGGCTGTTTTGGGGGCTCGTGAAACTGACCTTTCGGACGATCGACTGATGCTCGGACTCCGCGTCCATTTCGAGGACCACACGCGGCGCGTCAAGCGGCGGGCCCGGAAGGGCAATATCCGCTCGCTGGGGCACGCCGGCGGGGCGATCCGCAAGGCGGCGCGGAAGCTGATCCGCTCGCGCAAAGACCGCCGCCGGCACGCCCCGCCGGGCCATGCCCCGTTCACGCACGGGGGCCTCCTGCGGCGGGCGATCTTCTACCACGTCGACGAGATCGGCCAGCGGTGCGTGATCGGCCCGACCGCCGAGCTAATCGGCGACGTGGCCGCGGCGCACGAGCACGGCGGCAGCTACAAGGGGGCGCACTACCCGCGGCGGCCCTTCATGAGTACCGCCCTGGAGGAAATCAAGCCGCGGCTGCCGCGGCACTGGGCCGGAATGGTCCGATAACCGACACCGTTTGCCGGCGGGACCGCCGCCGCGAGGAGTTTTTAAGATGAGCGGCAAAGTTGGACTCGACTGCAAACTCTACTACCTCTCCACCGGCGACCGGGCGAGCTGGGACGGATCGACCGATACGATCGTCTCGGGCAGCGCCCCGGCGAACCTCACCGAGATCGACATCACCCGCGACGTGACGCTCGGGCTGGAGAAGACCGAGGTCGACGGCTCGGCCCGCGATTCGACGTTCGAGCAGGTCTTGACGGCGCTTAAGAAGGCGCCGGTCGAGATCCAGATTCGCTGGGAGTCGGGCTCGGCCTTCAGCGCCTTCCGCGACGCATTTTTCAACGACACGCAGATCGCCCTGGCGGTCCTCGACGGCGCGAGCGACACGGTTGGCAGTTGCGGCCTCTGGGCCGACTTCGAGGTGCTCTCGTTCAAGCGGACCGAGACGCTCGAGGGCCTGGTGGTCGCCGACATCACCTGCAAGCCGGGCGTCTCCGACGTCAAGCCGCAGTGGGTCACGGTGAGCACGTAATCGCCCACCAAAACCCCTGGCGCGGAAGCGCCCAAGAAAAGGACTGGCGAGGAATCGTTCAGCAAAAAATGCACAGCTTTAAGGACAACGAGGGGCGGGAGTGGCATCTGGCCGTCAACGTGGCGACCGTCAAGCGGCTCCGCCAAAGCGAGCTGGCCGTCGATCTGTTGGACCTGGTCGACGGGCGCGAGCCGGAGCGGAGTCTCCTGGTGCGGCTGGCCGCCGACCCGGTGCTTTTAGTGGACGTCCTCTACGTGATCTGCCAGCCGGAGGCCGAAAAGCGGGGCGTCTCTGACGTGGAGTTCGGCGAGGCGATGGCCGGCGAGGTGATCGACCGGGCGACGGAGGCGCTACTGGCGGAGATCACGGATTTTACCCCGAACCGCCGCGACCGCCAACGGCTGCGGCGGGGGCTCGAGAAGATCGAGGCGATGATGGAGACGGGGCGGACGATCCTCGACGAGCGGCTCGAGGCGGCGGACCTCGACGGCGAACTCCGCAAACTGCTGCGGACCGCTGGCGAATGCTCTTCGAGCTCGCCGGGATCGCCGGAGTCGAGCCCTGGCGGTTCACCGCCCGGGAGCTCGTCTGGAGTGCCCGCGGCCGGCGGCGGCACGACTGGGACCTCACCGCCCGGCTAGTCGTCGAGGTGCACAACGCGCACGTGGCCAAGGCGGCCGACGCGATCAGCGTCCGCGACGTCCACCCCTTCGCCGCGGAGCTGCCGGAGCCGGAGCTGCCGAAGATGCCGATTACCGTCCTCAAAGCCATGTATATCGACCGCTAACCGCAAACCCCCAACCCCGAGCCCCTAGCTTATGGTCTCCGCAGGCGGCATTTTGGCCGGCAAGGCCTTCATCGACCTGGTGACCCGCGACAACCGCTTGGTGCGCGGGCTCGATTCCGCCGGCCGGCGGATCCGGGCCTGGGGGATGAACGTCTCGCGGATCGGCCTGGGCGTCTTCGCCGCCGGGATGGGGATCCTCGCGCCGCTTTTGGGGGCGGTGAAAAACCTGTCTTTTGGCTTCGCCGACATCGGCGACAAGCTCCACAAGATGAGCCTGCGAACCGGAATGTCCAGTGAGGCCCTCTCGGAGCTGGGCTTTGCCGCGGAGCAGTCCGGCTCGAGCCTCGACGACGTCGGCAACGCCGTGATGCGGATGAACCGCCGGCTGGGGCGGATCACCGCCGGGCTGGGAAGCGGCCAGCAGGTTGCGGCGATGGAGGCCCTGGGGTTAACGGCCGAGAAGCTCCGGCGGATGCGCCCCGAGGATCGCTTCATGGCCCTGGCCGAGGCGATCAAGACCTACGGCGACGACGCGGCCGCGGCCGGCTTGGCGCAGCGGGCCTTTGGGACGGCGGTGGACCGGATTTTGCCGCTACTCAAAGAAGGCGCCGGCGGGATCGCTGCTCTACGGCAGGAGGCCCGGCGGCTGGGGCTGTCCGTCTCCGGCGAGGAGGCGCAGGCGGCCGCCGATTTCACCGACGCCTGGAACCGGGTAGAGCGGAGCTTCAAGGCGGTGGTGTTCGTCGTCGGCTCCGCGGTGGCCCCGATGCTCACGAGGCTCTTCGGCACGATCAAGAGCCACGTCGTTGCGGCGAGCAACTGGATCCGGCAGAACAAGGCCCTCGTCTCGGGGCTGTTCAAGCTCGGCGCGGCGATCGCCGCCGGGGGGGCGGTGCTGATCACGCTCGGCGGGGCGATCGCCGGGATCGGCTTTGTGCTTTCCGGGCTGGCCTCGATCGTCGGCCTGGTGGTCGGCGGGTTCACGTTGATCGGCTCGGTGGTGGCCGCGGTGCTCACCCCGATGGGCCTGTTGACCGTGGGCGCCGGGGTGTTGGCCGCCCGGCTGATCCACTCGACCGGCGCGGTCGCCAAGGCGGCCGCCTGGCTCGGCGGGGTCTTCGAGTGGTTGCGCGGCGTCGTCTCGATCGCCTGGCAGGGGATTTCCGACGCGATCGCCGCGGGCGACCTCCGGCTGGCCTTCGAGGTGGCCGTCGCCGGCCTGCGGGTGGTCTGGATCCGGGCGGTGAATTTCCTGCACGAGAAATGGATCGCGTTTAAGGAGACCTTCTCCCGGGTCTGGGCCTCGGCGACGCACTACCTCGCCCGCGGCCTCACGCAGGCCTGGGCGACGGTGCAGATGATCTGGGTCCGCGGGGTAGGCCTGATGCAGACCGCCTGGGCGAAGCTCAGCGCGGGCGTCGTGTCCGCCTGGAAGTGGGCCGAGGAGCGGATCGCCCAGGGGATCGGCTACCTGATCGCCAAGATGGAGGGGATCGACCCGGCGCAGGTCTCGAAGCTGATCGCCGAGAACTACGCCGGGCAGCGGGCCGAGCGGGAGCTCAACACCGAAAAGCGGCTCGAGGCGATCCGCACGGGCGAAGAGACCGACCTGGCCGGGATCTACGCCGCCGAGCAAGCCGCCCTGGCGGAACTCGACAAGGCCCACCAGGAGGCCCAGGCCGCCCGCCGCCGGGGGCACGAGGCCGAGATGGGCGACGCCGAAGAGCGGCTCGCCGCGGCCGAGGACGAGCTGGCCGCGGCGGCCGAGCGGGCCCGCAAGGCGCGGGAGGCCAGCGCCGCCGGCAAGCCGAAGGAAATGGAGCGGTTCGAGGAGTTGCAGGACCGGCTGGCCGGCCTGGAGGCCGGGGGGCAAGAGATCGAGGCGGCCGGGACCTTCTCGGCCTTCGCCGCCGCGCGGATGACCGGCGGGGGGCTCCAGGACCGGATCGCCCGGGCGACGGAGTCGACCGCCCGGGGAATCGACGAGCTAATCGACGTGGTGAGCGAAAACAGCCTCGACTTCGCCTAACAGCAGGGAGCAGCCCGTGGCGATCGCCGTCACCGAAAAGTGGGAGTCGCGGACCGGGTCGAGCTACGGCGAAAAACCGGGCCTAACGCTCATCTACCTGATCACCGGCACCGACGACGACGCGGCGGCCGAGGCGGCGCTGGTGGCGGCGCTACCCGACCCCTACCGGGGCCTCGTCTGGCGGCAGCCGCGGTTGGAGCGGATCGGGGCGGAGGAATGGCTCGCCAAGGTGAGCTACGGGGAGCTCGAGCCGGAGAACACCGGCGACGTGACCTTCGAGGGGGACACCAGCGGCGGCACGCAGCACATCAACCAAAGCTACCAGACGGTCGGCGCCTACAAGGCGACCACCTACGCCGGGGCGGTCGACGTCGACGACTTCCAGCAGGCGATCGGCGTGACCAACGACTCGGTCGAGGGCGTCGACGTGATCATCCCCGGCTTCCGGTTCACGGTCTCCAAGAAAGTCGCCGTCGCAAGCGTCACCTCGGCCTACCTGACCAACTGCATGGGGTTAACCGGCAAGGTGAACGACGCCAACTTTCAGCCGCACACCCTGGCCCCGACCTTCGCCGCCGGCGAGTGTCTGTTCGAGGGCCTCCGCTGGCGGCAGCACAACCAGGAGAGCTGGCACTTTACCTATCGGTTCAACGGCTCGCCGAACGTAGTGAATTTACAGACCGGCAACATCACGGTCGCCGCGAAGGCCGGGCATGATTATGTCTGGTACCGCTACACCGATCAGGAAAACGCGACGCTCAAGCAGTTAACCAAGCGGCCGATCGCCGCCTACGTCGAGCGGGTCTACGAGCAGAGCGATTTTAGCGTGCTGGGCCTCTGATCCATTGATCCATTTCGCAGGAAATAACCCGCCATGATTGCACCCCGCGACCAATGGGCGATCCACGTCGAGGTCACCACGCACTGCGGCGGCGGCTGCTCCAACTGCACCCGGCTAATCCCCCACCTCCGAGCCGAGCGGCGGTATTACATGGAGCTCGGCTTTTTCCGCCGGGCGATCGAGGCGCTGGCCGAGTTTCCCCTGCAGGGGCCCGACCGCTTCGGCCGCCGGCGGGTCGTCGGGATCATGGGGGGCGAGCCGCTTCTGCACCCGGAGTTCGCCGAGCTGGTGGAGATCGCTTGCGAGGTGATTCCCGACCGCCGGCACCGGGGGTTGTGGACGGGCCTGGACTGGCGGAACCACCCGCAGCGGGCGGCCGTCGAAAAGCTCCTCGGCCCGGAGCCCCGCTGCGTAACCCGCCCGCAGCCGGCTGGCGGCTGCGGCTTCATCAACGAGAACCACCACGACGGCGACTGTTTTCACCAGCCGGTGCTCGTCGGCGTCGAGGAGCTGGTCGGCCCGGAGCTGGCCGCCGAGCTGATCGAGGCCTGCTGGGTCCAGCAGCACTGGTCGAGCTCGATCACCCCGCGGGGCTTTTTTCCCTGCGAGGTGGCCGCGGCGATGGATTGGCTCTTCGAGGGCCCCG